GATGCATACGCTGCAACAAAAGCTACCTCCACTTCTAGACCTACGGATGAACAGCAGCGTTACAGCAGGCTAGTGGCTAGTGGTATGCCCCCATCTCAAGCTATAATATTTGCACAGACTGGTGTTACAACCGAAATGTTTAAGCAGCTAGGTGTAGAAGACGCCCAAGGTACTATAGGTGGTCTGATGAATAGCGAAGGACAGTCACCAGCACCTGCTTCTATTAAAATATCAGACCTGCCAGCCGACAAACAAAAAGCAATAACTGATAAATACAAAGTTGGGGAAAAGGTCACAACAAAACAAGGTATCTTTATATTATCTTCAGATGGCACTTTAGTACCTGTGAGGTAGAGCAATGGCTGAAGAATTATTAGACCTTGGTACTTTTGCAGCACCTACACAAGAACCTGAAAATACAGACGATGATCTGTTAGATCTTGGTTTTTCTGTGGAGCCTGAAACCACACCTGAGACTGATGAAGGCGTAGCTCAAGAGTTCTTTGAGGGCGTAGCTTCTGGACTCATCGCCATACCACAGGGGATCTTGGAACTGGGTGCTTCTGGTGTGGATTTAGTGGCAGACACAGATTACGCCTCCACTGTGACAGATGCTGCTACTAAACTTCGTGAAGCTGCCGGGATTGATCCAGAAGGATTAATAGGCAAAGGCGCTGAAGTTATTACTCAATTCGTAATACCCGGCCTTGGCGCTGCTAGCGCAGCCAGCAAACTTTCAAAAGTTGGCAGGTTAAGTAATGCGTTAAAATCGGGGAAAGCTTCAGCCATCCCGGGAAAAGCAATAACAAAAGGTGAAAGACTATCTTTAGGCGCACAACAGGTAGCTGCTGCGGGGGCAGCGGATGCTGTTGTAGCTACAGACGGTGTTACAACAATAGCTGATTTTTTCGAGGGGGGACCAACTCAGACAGATCAAGAAATAGGTTTGAGTGGAAGAGAAGAGGCTCTTCGTAGGTTAACAAATAAATTAAAAGTAGGTGTAGAAACAGGAACACTTACCGCCGTTGTGCCTGCTGCTCTCATGGGCACAGGAGCAGTGGCAGGAAAAGTTCTAACCGAGACACCCATCCTCTCTGATGCTGTTTCTGGTGCAGCCCGTGGGGTACAAGCAGGAGCAAGAAAGCTAACCAGTGGCCTTGAAACTGCTGAAGCAAGAAGAGCGCTTGGGCAGGAGCAAGGCGTTATAGCAAACACACTTGCGGACATTTCTTCTGTTCTTCGTTATCGAGGGTACTTACCAGAGGAAGTGGCTGAAGCTCGTTTGTTAGTTACAGGAAAAACAGATTCAGCCATCAAAGAAGCAAAAGGAATTCTTAAAGGTCTTGATAATGAAATAGACAAAGTTCTTAAAGAAGCCAATAAAGTTTCTGATGGAGCTAGCCCTTTAAGTAAGCAAAGCATGTTTACTAACATAGAAGAGTTTATGACAGCGCCTACAGAAGCTGCAAGGAATCGTGCCCTTGCAGAACTTCCTGAAACTGTAGCGCAAAAAGCAGGACAGATGCGCTCTCTTGTAAAGCGGCTTAACAATGATGTGTTGAATAGTGACTACATGCAGACTCTAGATAATATGACCACAAAAGGTGGAAAGAGTGTGGGGGCTAAAGTTCGCAACGACATAGAAAAAAATATAAACACATACCTTCGTAGACGATATCAATCTTTTGAGGTTAAGAACTACACGCCAACCGCAGAAGTTATGGCAAAATCAATAAAAGGTTTTCAGGAAAATCCCAAAGCAGTGCAGCAGGAGTTAGGCAGAATTGTTCGACACGCTCCTAAAGAAGACAAGGTTGACTTAATGAAAGAGTTTGGTCTTCGTAGGGTTGATGACATAGAAAAAGAAAAGTACGAACTTCTTGATGAGGCAGTGTCAGAGTTTCAAGCTAAAACTGCCGCCGATCATTTCTTAAAAACTCATTCCTTACGGGCGGGTAAAAGCAATAAAGGTGTTAGCCGAGTGGCAGAGTACAAGGTTAACCCTAAACTTTTCACAGCTAGGATTAACTTACCTCAATATAAAAGAGAACTTTTGGGGGAGATCACCGACTCCAAAGAAAGTTTTTTAGGTACAGTGGCGGATCTAGCTGAGTTTAACGCAGTTGATGATTACTTTGGACGAGTAAGAAAACTTGCCACAGAAACTGTCACTGACGCGGAAGGAAACAAAATTTTAGTTAACCCGGGGATTGCTAAACTTTTTAGAGATACCTCCGACATGACAAAATCTCAAAAGACAGCTTTAAAGGATGAGGGGTTTCAAATCTTAGATGATGGGGCAAAGCTTACTGAAGGATCATTTGGATCTCTTCGTGACTTTGCCGTGTCTCCTGCCGTGTACAAGGATATGACTCGTTTTGTTTTGGGTGACCAAGGTGTTTTGGGCAACGCCATTACTAACACTTATTCAGCATTTCTTAGAACCAAAGGTGTCACTCAGTTTGGTAAAACTGTTTTGTCCCCGATTACTCAGCTTCGTAACGTAACTACTGCTTCTTTGTTTGCATTGGCTCAAGGAAATGTAGGACGAGGAGCTAATCTCGGAGAGTCGGTTCGTCTGGTTTACAATAATTTATTCACGGACGTTGGGTCAGAGCAAGCTTTAAAAAACTTTCAGGAGATGCAAGAACTAGGAGTTGTTGGCACTCAAGCGCAGCTTCGTGAATTACAGGACCTTATTCAAAAAGGATTGGGGTACGGGGCGGATGAAATTAACGGTATCCCTGTAGGCAGGAAATTTGGAAGTGCATTTACAGACAACAAATTAGGTGCATTTGTTGGCAACGTAGGTAAACAAGCGGAAAACATGTATCAGGCGGGAGATGATATATGGAAAATTTACAACTTTAATTTTGAGTTTAACAAGTTAAAGAACGCTTATAGAGGTGCGGCTGACGCCCCTTCTGATACCATACTGAAACAGCAAGCTGCTCGTATTGTTCGCAATACTGTTCCCAACTACAATATGGCTCCTCAACTTATTAAGACATTAAGACGAGCGCCTGTCGGAAACTTTATTGCATTCCCATATGAAATTCTTAGAACAGGTGCAAATACAATAGCTATTGGTATAGATGAGCTAGCCAGCACTAACGCAGCAATTAGACAAATAGGACTAAGAAGATTGACAGGGGCTGCTACAACATTTGGGGTATTGCCTGCCGCAATGTCCGCCGCAGCCTATGAAATATCAGGGGTTACAGAAGAGCAGATGAAAGCTTATCAAAGATCTGTAGCGCCATCTTGGGAGAAAAATGCTAGACTTTTACCTACTGGGATAGATAAAGAAACAGGTCTACCCACTTATGTAAATTATAGCTATTCCAACCCCTATGACATGCTAGAAAAAATAGCTACCGCTGCCATTAACAAAGCAGAGCAAGGAAAAATAGAGGGCAAGAACGGAGCACAAATTACTCTTGAAGCAGCGAACGAATCTCTTTCAGAATTATTTGCGCCTTTCACAGAGGAAGCCATAATCACTTCTAAAATTCGCGATGTTTTGGATCCAGAAGCCACACTGTTGGGCGCTCGGCAGGCGGGACAGTTACTGGGTGGTCGTGCTGGTAGAACGGTAACTGGTGCTAAAGTTTATAATCAAGAGGATTCAGTGGGGGACAAGCTAGGGAAAAGTTTTGCCCATATAGTGGATGGAATTTTGCCTTCGATCATCCCCATTGATACTCGTTCAGGAGAATTTGAAGCCAGTAGATTTGCAAGAGGTTTTGTAAACGGTTTTGGATTGGAAGAATTAGGCGTATCTAGCAAAGACAGAATGGGTAGAGAGCGTGAGCTTTCAAAAGAGTTAGCTAGAGCTTTTTCAGGTATTACAGAAAATCCTATCGAATCTACGGCGCTGAAGTTCAAGGGTTATGAGTACGCTGAAAGTAGAAAAAATGCTTCAAACATTTTTACCACAGTATCTAATCGATCTAACACCACGCCTCAAGATTTTATTAGTGCGTACACTTCAGCCACTGAAGCACAATTTCGTGCTCAAAGTAGAATGTTTAATATTGTGGAAGATATGAAAGTGTTGGGTATGACCAAGCCGCAAATTAGACGAGTGTTTAAAAAAGCAGGTATTGGAGGTATTGATGCAATACTAAGAGGTAAGTTTGACCCCATTGATATTAGCCCCACTGTTCGTAAAAATGCTCGGGATAACAAACTTGACATACCTAGAAAAGAAATTAATAAACTGAGAAATGAGTACAGGAACCTTCCGCTTGGGTCTATGGATCCTCCAGCAGAACCACAGGTTGAAGAAACTCCCACCTTGGACCTCGGACCTTTGTCACAAGCACAACCAGTACAGCAACCACAACAAATTGCCGCAGCCTCGGCTCCTCCCGTGGCAGCGCAAGCGGAGGTTGGTAGCCCCTTGTCAACCTCCGCACCAGTTTCTATCGCCAGCAACCAGCAGCTACAACAGCAGCTTGTTGGTGGTGGTAACCCGATCAATGCTGCTAAAAATGCACAGATTTCAAGGACGGTATAATGAATAAAGATCAGCTAAGAATGGAGCTTGCAGACGACGAGGGCTGTAAGTATTCGATTTATTTAGATCATTTAAATTTACCCACGCTGGGAATTGGTCACCTCATTACCGAGGCGGACCCAGAGTTCGGTGAACCCATTGGTACGGAGGTGTCTGAAGAGCGAGTGCGTAGAGCATTTCTCCTAGACGTAGCTGTAACCATAGACGAATGCAAAGTATTGTACGATGACTTCGATGATCTGCCCGAAGAGTGCCAGCACGTTATAGCTAATATGATGTTTAACATGGGTCGGCCTCGCCTATCCAAGTTCAAAGGTATGAAAGCTGGATGCGATGCCCGGGACTGGAACAAAATGGCGGACGAAATGGTCGATTCGCGGTGGCATGATCAGGTTCCGAACCGGGCCAAGCGTTTGGTCAAGCGTATCCGTGATCTAGCAAAAGACTGAAATCATTAAATAAAAACATCGATTCTCGTGGAGCTCGTGATCAATGAACGTACCAGTATACCCTCAAGGCCCTGAGAATCGCTGTCCGAGGTGCCAAGCACCACTAAAAGTGATTCAAGTGCATGGTCATGGGCAGTGCAGCTACTGTAAGGCGGTGATCGATGACTGTTGTCAGGGCGAAACCTGTTCGGTTACGTCTTCAGACCAGAAATCTTATCGCACCTAGCTCCGCTAACCACAAACTTAGACAACTCTGGGTTGTTCATCACTTCGATGGTCATCTCTGCTGCCCGATCGTTGCACTGACCGATGGTCTCATACGGTCCACGCATGTCCTCGAACACTTTGCAGCTTGATGTGTCAACAATCAGACACACTAATATCATTGCTTCAAACATTACGCTTCTCCGTTTCTTGAGATATAACCAAGTAACTTTTCCCCGGCTTTTCTTGCCGCAATTGCTTCTTCTTTTGATCTAAACAATCCCAAATGTATTCTTTTCATATTATAAATTGTGGCTTCCCAAAAAATTCCTGATTTTTTTTCTCTTTTCTTAACTCCAGTTACCCCTGTTTTATTGTTATTACATATCTTTCTGTTTCGGGCGTTCAATGAATGTGTAGCTAGTCTAAGGTTTTCTATTCTGTTGTCCAAAGGATCACCATTAATGTGGTCAATTAGAATTTCAGTAGATATGGAACCGTGCACAAAAGCCCATGCTAAACGACTACTAAAATACTTCGTTCCATCAAATCTAATTTTTCTTCTTACACGTTTTCTGTCAGGCACCAGAAACCCTGCTACTGAACCCTTGGGTGCGCCGCTTTTTTGTTTTTTCCAAGTAAACACTCCTGTTTCTGGGTCATAATGCAAATACTTTTTCATTTCTTGCACAAGATTTTCATCTATGGGATTTGTCATTCTACTTCCCCCCAGTTATCTACCAAAGCCATGTCAACTTCAAATGGTACGTTAAGTTTCGGGATACAATTTTCCATGATATCAACTATCCTATCTGCCTGCTCCTTAGATTCGATGCTAAAGCAAAGCTCATCATGTACGGTTAACATAGGAAGCAGGCCCTCCTTATAACAGTCCACCATCGCTTTCTTTGTCTGGTCGGCACTCGAACCTTGGATCAGTTTGTTCAGCGCCTTGTATGTAAAGGCACGACGTATCATACCCTTGCCGCCATACTCCTTGGCAGCTTCCTCGAGCTTCATAGCTTTGTTATAGCCAAAAGACTTAGGCTCCCACATATCAAACCTGCACTTGCGACCAAGCCATGTTCGGATAGCACCGTTGGTAGCTGCTGTCCCGGCTGCTAGATCTGCAATACCTTTCACAAAAGGCACCCTCTCATGGTACTTTTCAAGCAATGTCTTGGCTTCATCTTCCTCGATGTCCATTACACCAGCCAGCTTCTTGCGCCCCATACCGTACATAATACCAAGGTTTACAGTCTTGGCCTCCTTACGGGTTATGTCGGCAAGATCTGCCACCATCTGGTGGAAGTCAGCGTTGCCCTCTTTATACATTTCAACTACAGTATCAATTTGAGGGTGACGATTTACTCCGGTCAGTTGAGCGCAGTAATGCGCTAACCATCGAGGCTCCTGAGAAGCGTAGTCAAAGCTTCCCCACTTTGTCCCTTCTTCTGGCAGGAACAGCCCACGGATCAATGACTTGATCTCTGGATCTCTCGCCGGGATTTGTTGTAGATTGGGGTTGCTTGAAGAAAATCGCCCGGTTACCGTGCCACCTTCATCAGAACGAAGAGGATTAAAGTCACAATGAATGCGCCCTTTACACGAATGTTCAAGGATTGTCTCAACAAAAGTAGTGTTTGCCTTGTTAAATTCACGCAATTTCACAATTTTCTGTGCAATTGGGTGCGTGTGGTTCACAAGAAATTGTTTTGTAAAGGAGGGAGCATTCGTGTTCTTTGTCCTTTTATACGAGATGCCAAGAGAGTCGAACGCTCGTGCTATAGATGCAGCTTCCCAAGGGGAGACAGCGACCCCGGTCTCTTCCTTTATTTGTTTAAGTAAAATATCCTCTCGTTTCTTTAGATCTTTCTTGACTAATTCAGCTTTGTCTATGTCAACCCGAACGCCCTTTGTCTTCATGTCTAGCAGGCACGGCAGGAGACTGGACTCTAGCTCGAAGATGCTGCTGACTTCATCCTTGATAATCTCAGGACGCAGCCTGTCCCAAAGACGTAGGGTCACCGCAGCATCCTGTTCGGCGTAGCTGCCCACAAACTTTGACGGCAATCTCCACATCCCGCTTTTGGGATCGACATGATACATCGCAGCCGCAGCCTTGAGCATCTTCTCGTTCTTGTACTCCCCAAGGTATTCGCCCGTCAGAGAGTTTAGATTGTAGTACCTACGGTTCTCGTTAAGTATGGGAGCCGCTATCATGGTGTCGATTATCGGACCTTGGACCTCGATCCCTGCCCAGCGCATCCAACCAAGGTCATACATAGCGTTATGCATAACCTTTTCTATGTTGGGTGTTGCCATTTGTTTCTTGAGCCAGTTGACTACAGATTTCTCTGGTAAGTTGCCATCCTCATGGCGCACCGGATAGTAGCCAACGAAGTCACCAGCCGCCACAGCGTAGCCGATAACGTAGCCATCATCCCTACACCACCCCGGCCCTAACGTAGTTAGGTTCGGGTCTCTGGTTTCCAAGTCAATAGCTATCCGCTCACAATTTGTAAGGTCAGGGAACGAAGATGGAGGTGCCCACTCATCATCCCCGAACCCAAGCGCAGCTTCTTTTACATCTATGTCAAGAAGATTGATCTGGTTATCATTCATTTACTCGCTCCAAAGCGTCTACAGGGTTTTGTGTCCAAACAAATATAGGCGTTCCTTTGCCTACATAAGCACCTGATACGTTAAACGAAAAGTATTCCACCGCCTCCTCATGCGTCATGTCGTGTTCTTCTACAAGGATCTCGATACATTTGGCAGCGTCATACGCCAACACGTTATCATCCCCACATCTCTCAGCTATACCAAGTATAGCTCTATCAAATCCGTCAGCAATCATCGCAGTCATTTACAATTTCTCCTCCTAGTGCGGCATAACCTATGATATCTACCCATGAGTCATCCTTTGTTGAATCTTCGGCTAACCTAGCTAACTTCAACCCGATCATACAAGCGACCACCTGCTCTGGTGTTATGCACCTGCCTAAGATCACGCTCCATATGGTTGCTATACGTTCATGGTTAAACTTAGCTGGCCCATATTCCTTGGCCCTCGGACCGTTGATTAGCTCTTCAGCTTTATTAAGAAAGTCTTCGCGTGTTTTCATAGCGGGAATCCATAATGTGATTGTGATTCTATAAGGTGTAGTGATTTTCGAGCACGGGTCAAGCCGACGTAGAACGTCCGAACTTCGGAGTCCTGATCGAGGCTTTCAGCGCATGCTCTAGATGAATCTAATAATAGCGCGACGTTATCCGCCTCGCCACCTTTTGCTTTGTGAATCGTCGATATCTTGATCCTCGGGGTCCCCGTCAAAATAGACTCGCCCATACGACGTACTGATGTAATGTATATTCTCTCTGTCTCGCTCACCCGCAGCACTTCGTACCACGGTGTCTCCTTCGTTGCTAACAGGGAGCACTGGTTCTGAATGTCGGTTAGCCTGTAGGTTTGTTCGGGGTCTAAGTTTGCGAGGACTTTCTTGCCAGCCTTTGTAATTATGGTTGGCGTTAGTAAGGTGGACAGCTTCTTCAACTCTTGTGCAGACAGTTCCTGATCCTTGCATAGTTTTAACCATACCTCGATACCTGTTAATACATTTGGAGAGATGGACCAACCGGAACCTTCACGCCAGTACAGGAACCCTTGTTCTTTAAGGTCATTTGCGATTCTGTTGGCGATGTAATTGGTACGAGCAAGGATTAGCCACTCACCAGTTGTTATGTCCACATCCATGATATCACGATGCCAGACTATACTTCCAGTTTCTTTAGTGCTTGACCATGTTTTTTCTTGCCTCGTTTGCAGGCGTTTAACTAAATTATCTGCTTCTTTATGTATAGCTATGGGAAGACGATATGATTTGTTTAATACTATCTTGTTATCGCATGCCCCTAAGAAATCTCTTACGTTCACACCCATCCAAGAATAGATGCACTGATCGTCATCGCCAGCGTAGTATATGCGCTTGGCATTGGGTTTCATTACTTCATGCACCATACGCCACTGAAGCGGGACAAGATCCTGTGCTTCGTCCACAATCAAGACATCGAGTAGCGGACACTCGCCCTGCTCGATAAAGTTCTCGATCATATCTACAAAGTCTACCTTGCCTGTCTCTTTTTTATAATCACGAAACACCTCATCCACCAGCTTGAGTTGCTGGTAGTGCAGCCTACGATCAGCCACCTCGTTGAACTGTTGCTCGATGCTCACCCCTCGAACCCGTGCCATCTGAATTATGGAAAGGTACGCATCACCACTTTTGCCGGGTCTAAACAAAATACCTTCAGCCATCGTTGCAGATGAGTTGGATGTGAACTCAAGCCCCAGTAATTTACCTATCTTAGAATAGTCCTTACCGCTCAATACCTGCTTAACCTGTAGCCCCAACACCTGAAACGCAAAGCTATGTAGTGTGCGAAACCAGACCATCTGGGTTACATCCATGTTCAGCTTTGACGCTGCCCTCTCTCGAGCCTCTTCTGCCGCCTTACGACTGAACGAAACAAATGCTATTGACTCTGGCCTAGTGCCGCTGTCCAGTTCCTGTTGTACGATCTCAATCAACCGTGTTGTCTTACCCGTGCCCGGGGGTCCGAAGATAGTTGTTTCCATTTTAATCCGCCTTCTCAAAAAAGTGCGGCTCAGAAACATACCCCCGAAAATCTTCTTTATAGGGAAGCTGGTCGATACAATTGTCACAAGTATCGCCGAGCTCTAATAGCTTTATCTTGCCGTAATAAGTTTTCCAACGGTGACCACAGGTGTCACATAAAAAATAAGCTACATACATTAGAACGGCACCTCATCACCTTGGACCTCGATCCCCGGAACTTGGACCTCTTGGTTGAACGCAGGAACCCACCACACACGAAGAGGCTTACTATCCCCTTTTGTGGTCTTAAACCTTCTCTGACCATTAGCCGCCCCACCAGAGTTAAGCTCTTTTAAACGCTCTTGTATTTGCCCACGACTGTATGTCTCGAACTTGTTGTTCCGAAGAAACTTTATCAGTGCCTCTATCTTGAAGTACGTCATGCTGTCTTCGTCGGTGAATGGCTTACCAAGAGTAATCTCTTCCGCCGACTGAGCCTGCACCCTGCCGTCACAAAATCCTTCAAGTAGATCCATGAACTGACCCTTGTATGTTAGCTCTTCTGGAACCTCGATCTCGCTCATGTCTTCCATCATCATAGAAACTATCTGCTGCCACGCATCCATCTTCATCAGCGGGGGCATCTTGCGAATCTGTTCCATGCAGGCTTTTTGAAATCTCTGCGGTGTCTGCAAGTCATCAGTCGTTAGCTCGACACGTTGCCCAGCTACATCACAAAACCACACGGGCGGCTCCGACTTAACAACACATAACCCCGACACATCCATGTTCGATACATGACTGCCAATACCAAACTTCTTTGTTTTGCAAAGTGTCTTGTTGCAAAAACTTTTAAGTGGCTCCTGATCACACGGGAATCCATACTCCTTCTTCTCATGCTGGCTCTGGATCGTTACGATCTCTGACGCTGGCAGGGAAGGAGTGCAATACTTACTGTTAATTTCTTCGAGTCTGGCTTTCCAGTTGTCGGGCTGCTCTTTCTTACAGCCCACGGCTGCTGCAAACATAACTGTGTTGCGTGTGCCTTCGGGAATCCCCTGTCCGAACATACATGCCAGACAGGGGGCCCAATCCTTAAACTCGTCAACCTGTTTACCAAATGTCAAACCAACAAATCCATCTGGTGATACAGACCTCGCGTCAACAAGGTCAAGGAATTCTTCTAACGACGCTGGCTCTCCGTCTTCCTTAATCGCGTAGCGGAGAGTTTGTTTCTCATCAAAGTACGGCAGGTTAATAAAGTTCCCCACATCACCACGCTCGACAAGAATCTGTTCTTGCTTTGGGAAAATTTCACAGCCGCCGTAACCAAGTACGGCAGAAATCTCTGAAGCTTTATCACGGAACTCTCCTGCATTTATGTAGTCTTGGAAGAAAAAGAATATATGTGCACCACCAGACTTTGAACGGCACACCACACAAGGAACCTTCATCTTACGAAGCTTCTTGTCCAGTGCCACCAGATCCAGTGGATACTGATCGATGTCTAGCGCACCGAACTTACAGTTGTTGTCTTCGTTGATCGGGATAGAGCCTACACCGTGAGAACCGTTTATGTGTCCTTCGATAAGCTCTATCGTCAACGGCTTGCGAACAATGAACGACTTGGCTTTTTGTTTGCCAGCCCTTCTCTCATTCGATATCTGTGTCTGTCCATGCGCCGCGCTGAATCCTTCAAACGCAGCCATGAACCTTTTTAAATAGGTCATGGTTTGTCCTCAGTTGGTTTGGGATGCCGTCCAGACTGAACATATAAACGACACCCCAAGAGGTTTAAAACGGTACGTCTGCTCCTTCGGGTTCGCTCCGTTTATCTTCACCAGTACCTGTTTTAATATCACCAGCCCTGAATGAGTTGTACAGATCACGAGCCTCGACGATCGCAGCTTGGGGTACATCGCTCATCTCTAACTGAGAGACTGAGTAATTGAACCACGAACCTTTGTCGTTGCTCTCCTGTACAGATGTCAGCTTCCACGGCACAGCCCACATCGGTGGGTTGAACAAGCCCTTCTCTGGGTGCATAATCTTTAGCCCCGCACGACGAGTGTTCCACTGCTTTGCAACTTTCATCTGTGTCTTCTTCATGTCACAGATCATTTGCGTTGTGGCACCGTTACTATCGACACCTAAGACCAAGAACTGCGCGGATCGAACAAGCTCGTTACCTGAAGGTAACATCTCAGCCGAACCATTCCTTTCAGTCTTGCGGATGTCAGGGTCACCTGCATCTAGCTCACCCATGAACCCGCCGCCAGACTCTCGAAGCTGGAACTCTAGGAACTTGGTAGTGTATGCACACATCAACACTGTAAGGCCACTGTCAGCTTCCCAGAACTGACCAGTTACTGTGTTGAAAATATCTCCTGCCGACGCACCCTTTATAAACTTAGAGTCTGTCTTCAAAAGTTGCGGTGACAGCGGCTGTAGAATCCGTAGAAACGGAATCTGCATATCGTCTGCACCAATTGTCTCCATGCCCTGACCTGCGCTTGCGTACAGATCGTCCATGATATTTGCCACTGCTGTGGTCTTTGCTTCTGCTACTGCTGTATCAGCCATCTCTAACTCCTCGATATCTTGGCTTCGGTTCCGACAAAAACACCGAAGGTGTCAAAGTCGATATCTTTTCCTGATTCAATACGCCCCTTCACCCAAGCCTTCAAAGTCTGCGGGTGCACATGCGTCTTCTGGGCTGGGTCCAAACCCTGCTCCTCGAGATCCGCGACTACGGATCCGGCAACATTGTCTTGTCCAGCTTTGAATGAAACAGTTACATCATGTTTAATTAGGTCTCCCTCACCAATGGAACGTAGCCACTGGAAAGCTTCGTCACGTTTGTCTTCTGCTATTCGAGCGTGAACAAACTGACGTAAGGCAACCTTATTACCGTCCACGGTAATACTGTCCATGCCCATCTCTTGCATAAGAGCGGGAATGTCTTCTTCGTTTACTTTTCTTTTTTTGAATTTAAGATCCTTCAGATACTGCTCTGTTGAAGCAATCTCTTCATCGATCTTCATAGACTGGCGGATAAGAGTAGACAGCGCACTGCCCTTCTCTCCGCTTACACCGTCGAACTTACCGGCATCGACTTCCTCATTCATTAGCGAGAATATATCGCCCATCTTCCTACTCCTTCGTTAAAGTTTAACCCCTTCGGGTTGGATGAAGGTGATACGACGTACCACCTTCAGTTGTCAAGCAGCTTCTTTTGCGGCCACCTTAATTAGATGTGCCAGTTGCTTGCTAACACTTCTGTCTTCTGTTTCTGCCATATGTTTTAAAGATTCATAAACAGTTTTTTCAATGGCTACTGATCTCCATACTGTACTAGATTTAGGTTTAGTCATGGTATGCTCCTTCCTACTATGTTATTATATAAAACGCATACACCGTCAACTGTCTTTTATAACTTCATCAAGTGTCTTAGGTATTACACCATTGAACCTGCGGTTCGCGGCATGTTGTTCCGAATCTTTGGGAGGCGATTTCCTTGAGAATTGATGCGGGTATTTATGTACCTCACCTGTTTCAAGATCCACATAAACCAGTTGCACCCCTAGCTGCCTTTGAAGATCGGTCAAGGTTCTGGAAATAATAGTACCTTTCTTTCTCCTCGACACGGTCTTGACATCAAAGTAATGCCACTCACCCGACTTATCTAATACAACCAAATCAACAGGGCCTTGCTCCATTACCTGAAAGTAAACGTGACAGCCCCTCGATATAAAATAACTAGCAGCAATCAACTCTGATCTCTTGCCTACAGCTATGTTCGTATCAGGGCCATCCCCCACTTTTTTTGTGCGCCTAACCACTACCCACCCCTCTTCGGGGATAACTCGAGCCACTGCCGCGCTTCTTCGCCCAGTGTCTTGGCAGATAGATCAATCTTTGCTCGAAGGGATTGAACGATGTGCTCATCGACCGTGCCCTTAGACACAAAGTCCACATAAGTGACGCTGCTCTCTTGCCCGATACGATGACATCGATCCTCCGACTGTACCCGGGTCTCGAGGTTGAAGTCGTTTGCGTAGTAAATCACGTTGGTTGCTGCGGTCAGCGTCAGGCCATAGCCTGCGGTCTGAGGGTTAGCCACGAAGAACCTCGCATCTCCAAACTGAAAATCCTGAATCGCTTTCTGCCTGTCATCATCAGATGTGTCCCCGAAATAACTGACAGTGGAGCTCGAACCGTGAACCTTGGACAGCGCAGCTTCGATGTTTCGTATGTCGTACCTGAACCTCGACCATATGATTACCTTGCCAGACATCTCCTCGATGGTCTCCATCAACGCAGTGATGCGGTTGGTTTTGAATTCCACCAGTTCCTTGTCATCACTCATCACATGACCACACAACACCTGTTGTAACCGGAGCAGTTGCGTCATAACCGAAGGTGCAGTTACCATCTCACCATCCTCCAGCAAAGCAATAGCTGCGTTCTTCAGTGACATGTAATGCTTGATCTGTTCGTCGGTCAGGCTGACATGACGTATGGTGTACACCTTTGCCGGAAGATCGAGTGCCTCTTCCTTGGTCACACGATACGAGAAACTATCCAGTTTGGTAGACAACTCCTCAAGGTTTCTGTATCCCACAATTTGTTGAAAACTGTGACTGCCCATCCGTTGAGTTCTGACGATGGCGTACCTTCCTTGGAATGAATAGTAGGAGTCATGCCCCAAGAGTCCGGTGTCCATGAAGGCGCACTGCGAGTAAAGATCCATTGGTGATTTCGTAACGGGTGATCCAGTGAGTATACGGCGAAACGATGCACTCTTACCAATTGCAACCAGAGCCTTAGTCCTCTTGGCCTTTGGGTTTTTAATAGTCGTTGACTCATCAACCGCAAGTAGAAACGACGATCCGCGAACGAACATCTCCATGTATTTTCGTACCTTGGTTGTCGCAAAACCTTCGACGTTGATGAGAAGGATGCGGAGCTTCTTACGCTCCTTAACACCTTCCTCGAGGT